CGCGACGTTCTTAGCAACCGCAGTTGGATCAAGCCGGGAGTCGTTCGGATCGACCTTGCGGATGTCGTCCAGGCTTTTCTTGTAATCCTTGATTGCCTCGGCGCGCTTTTGCTCATTGGTCAGCGAGGACTTAGTGATGGCGTCCACTTTGGACATCGCTACGACTGCGCTTTGCTGCGCCTTCGCCTGCTCGCCTTCCCACTTGGCAATATCAGCAGCCGCGGCCTTCTGATCCTCCAGCATGTTGAGCTGGTTGCTGTACAGCTCGACCATTTCTTTCTGGTTTTGAAACGCGCCGATATCGCCAGCCTGAGCGGACGCCAAGTTTCGCCGAGCCTGCTCGATATCAGAGTCGATATCGGGCCGTCCGATGTTCTTTAGGTTGTCCGCTGCCCGGGCGACAGCGTTGTAGCCTTTCTCCCAGAAGCTCAAATTTTCAAGGATTTTTGGCGTGCGCTCGTTGATCGCGTCGGCATACTGCTCCGTCGCGAGCTTGACCGCCCCTGCGTGGTCGCCCTGCTCTTCCAAGGCCGCGATCTGCGAGTAAACCGAGGCCGTCAGGTAGTGGTATTGCTCATTCAGGGCGGCAGATGCTTTGACCGGATCATCAGCCAGCTTGGAAAACTCAGCGACCGTTTCGCTGACTGCCTTCCCGGTGGCCTCCTGCATCGACACGGCGGCCTGGGCAATACCTGCAAAGCTCTCGCCGGCGATCTTCCCGTTTCCCGCCAGCAGTGCGAGCACTTCGGCCGCCTGCCCGGTAGTGCCTACCGTGGCGCTCACCTGGCGAGCCATGTCGCCCAACTGCGCAGCGCTCACACCGGCGTAGTTACCGGTGAGGATCAGGGATTTGTTGTAGGCATCCTGCTCTTTGCTGCCCTTGTAGTAGGCGACAGCCAAACCACCCACAGCGGCAGTGGCCAGGGCGATAGGTGCAAGGATGGCGAGAAGTCCGGCGGCAGAGGCGCCCGCGCCCGCGCCCAGTTGGGCAACAGCACGAACGCCGCTTCCCCAGTCACCGGACGACAGCGCGTTGCCGAGCTGAACGACATTTTCCTGCGCCTGGCGGGTCCCGAGGCGCAACTTGTCGAAGCCGGTGGAGGTTTTGTTGAGTTTGTCGTAGTCCTTGTCGATCTTGCTCAGTGCGCTGCTGTACTGGTCCTGGCTGATGCGACCAGCGTCGAGATGCTTGCCCAGTTGCTCAACCTGACCATCCAGTTTGGCCATAGCCGCCCGGGCCGGGTCAATTGCCCCCAGCAGGCTGTTCAAAGCCTTCTGCTCCTCCATGGTGGACTTGGCCAGGGCGACCTGTTGCTTGTCGAGCTGCGCACTGATTTTGGTGAATTCAGCTTCACCGTATGCGCCGGTTTGAGTGAGTTTCGCCAGGCTCTCGCGCTGCTTGGCCAGCTCCTGCGTGGAGGTCGCGCCTTTCGACAGCGACTTCTCCAGCGCCTCCATCTCCTTCATCAGGCCGACAGCGGACTGCTCAGCGCGATCGCCAGCCTTGGTCAGCTTGTCGAGATCGGTCGCAGCGTTGGCGGCATCAGCCGAATCGACCTTGATGCCGAGTTCTGCAATGTTCATCGACTCACCTTGAAAAAGTGCCCGTTTTTACGAGCTGTTATCGCGTGCCTCAGCCATGACCGCGATGGCTTCCGACTCCATGGCCCGGATGTCCTGGAACACGCGGCGGCGATCATTCGCCGGGACGCCGACGAGCCGCATCACACTGAGCAGCACGCCGTAATCAAGACCTGTTGCGCCGCACGCACCGGTACGCCATTGAGTTCCCATGGCATCCATGACGAGGAAGGATGGCCAGTTATCCGGCCAGATTTCGAACGTTTCGTCATAGTCCTCGGGCGAGAAGCCGAACACCGCCATTTGCTCGGCGGAGCTGTCGCCTTCATACAACGCACGGGCGGCGGCGGTCAGTTTCCCAGGCGAGCTTTGCCGAAGGCGTCGCTGTAAGCCTTAACGACTGCGTCCGAGACGCCAACGCAGCTTTTCACCAATGCGGTGATCGACTCATCGTTGAGTTTGTCGCCAAAGCCCCACGACACCACCAAGTCATTGATCTGCGCGACACCTTGCTCGACCTCGGCAGCAGTGACCTCAGACATGGTCGGCTCGGTGCCGTTGAAGCGCTCGCCGAGGGCCTCAGCTTTCTCCTTCCAGGAGTCGAACAGCTCAGCCAGTTCGATGCGGTCCCGATACTTGAACGTGAACGGGACCATGGCGGGCTTGCCGCCCACCAGGGGGATGGCCACATCGACGGTGAACGTCGGTTTCGGCGCGATGGAAAACTTTGCCATGGGAACCCCTTAGGCGTTGTAACGGGTTGGGCGGGAGGCGAACGACAAGGTGATGGTCCGCGTCATGATGTTGTTACGGCTCAGTGTCGGGGTCGCGGTGATCGACACATAGGCGTAGTAATAAATCGTCGCGCCGCCCGGCAGGTTTGCGCGGATCAGGCGGGGCTCTTTGTCCTCGTCAGCCGCTTCGACGATCGAGACATATGCCTGCGCAGGATCATCTGCGACTGGCAGCGTCATGCTGCTGGCGGACTTGTTGGTCGGAAGCTGGCGGTCATCGTCGTCTTCGAGGAAGCCGTAGGTCAGGAACTGCTGCTCGCCGCCGTTTGCGGTCGGCTCGGTGATCTGGGAGATCTGCGTCCAGCCAGTGGCCTCGCGAACAGTGCCCGCACCAGAGCCTGCTGGGTAACTCTTCACGCTGGTGGTATCCAAGGCCTCGGCGGAGAACTCGTCAGTATCCGAGCCGATGACGCGCGCCGGGCGACCATTCAGCTTTGCCCAGGCGGAGTCGATGACAATTACGTCACCATCAGCGAGCCCGTGGGCTGCAGCGGTGAGCACTGCGGGGCTGGCATTGCTGATCGCGGTGAATGCCTTCGGAATGCTCAGGGTTGCTGCAATTTCGAAGGTGGTGCCGTTGGGAATCTTGACGCTCATGGGTTTTCCTCTTTGCAGAAATGACAAAACCCGCTCAATGACGGGTTCTGGGTTTGCCCAACGGGCTAATTCAGTTGGTGTCGGCTCGGTACAAGAACGAAACCGGCACGGTGTAGGTGGTGTCGTCGGGAATACCGGGGCCTGGGTCCACCGGGCTCATGGTCACCACGGTGAGCGTGCCTTTCGTGATTCGCTCGTACAGAGGGAACAAAGCGGCAATCTGGTCGGCTATCGCGCCTGCCGCGCCACGGAACTTGCCGGACGGTGTCACGACGCTGACCTGAAACACTCCGGTGAACAGCTTGTGATCACCAGCGAGCGTGTTGCTCGCGGTGTCAGCCGGTAGCGTGAATGCCTTCAGGTAGGTGGCGCCGTTCGCAGGCGTGTAGGCCTCGTTCTCGACGACGACCTTTAGCGGTACCGGCAAGGCTTTTGCCCAATTGATCAGCTTGGCCTCATAGATCGAGGCGATGATGTTGTGGCTCATACCTGGTTGTTCCTGATGGCCTCCTGCACGATCTGCTGGAAGCGGGCCGCGGTGATACGGACCATGCCGCCGGGGGCCTGGGTCGAATGTCCGAACTCGAGCGGAATCGCGTACGGCAGGTTGTTGATGAGGTACGCGGTCTGCCCGGCAGTGAAGTCGCTCACGGCTGAAACCAACGCGGCAATCGTCTCCTGGCCACCGGGGTCAACCTCGTCAAATGTGACGTTCTCGACGACATCAATCGAAAGGTGCCAGTTGGCCCGGAACCGCCCGCCGACATAGCCTTCTGGCGCGACGATATCCATTCCATCGTTCAGCTTACGACCAGGCTTGAGTCGGCCTGCCTTAGTCAGGTTGGCGGGATCGCTGCGCAGACTGCTGTTGTGATCGTCGACCGCTTTGTTGTACTGGCGGGCCACGGTGTTCTGCGCCCAGATCTCCGGGTTACCCACCGGCGACATGCGGATGACGCTACTGCCGATCTCGATGATGATCTCGCGCAGGCTCGCGTCGATGGCTTCCGTTGCCTGGGCCGCGAACTCGGCAAGGCTCAGGGCGAAACTGCCGGATTGTCCGGCACTGGCCCGGCTCACGATCTCACCTGCAGTTCATACAGAATCGGCGTGCCAGCGGGGTTGATCTCTTTCAACGGCGGGACGATTGACCAGGTGTGGCCTTGAACGATGATTTTGTTCAGCAGGTCAGGCGCCCACTCAAGTCCCTGCGCGGCGATCTTCAGCTTCTTATCGCCCTGCTTGATCAGGCTGTTGTTCTGGAATTCTTGACCTGTGAAGTCGAGCAGGATGCCTTGGGCAGTCTGCTCTGTGATGGTGTCGGGCGGTGCGGTACCAGTTTCCGGGTCGTACTCGCCGACAGTAAATGCCCGGATGGTCACGGGCTGGCCGAACTCTGTGATTAAATCTAGGGTGGTAGCGGCCATTTCATCGTAAAAACTCAATTCCACTCTCCAAGAGGTACGCATGACAGGTTCAAGCGGATTACAAAATTTGAAGAATTCTGTAGATGATCTGAAGCACGCTATGGCGAACAACCATGGAAATATTCCCGCCAAAGCACTGACAGTTAAACGGTTGCTGGCTGAAGAGATCGCCACGTCCCCCCTAAAAGATCAGTACTTAGAGATTTATGATGACTGTTTCCCTTATGGAGGCTCCCCTAACATTGACCTTTTGGATGAGCTTGCGAACGGCGGTATAACCAAGAGATTGCCACTCACCGGTAAATATTGGTCCAGTAAGTTAGAAGAGGCCCTTGGGCTTTAGGCCCTGACGGCGAAAAGCCCGCGCTTCTGGAGATAGTCTGCAAACTGCGTTGCGCTCGGCCGATCCGGCGCCGCCGGCAACAGTCTGCCGCTGGTATTCGGGATCGTTGCGTACTCGCGGGTCACCGCCCCTTCAACACGCTCCAGGGTAATGGCGCCTTTCCGCTTCTCCACCGGGTCGATGTCGTCCTGATGAATCTCGGCAGCCAGTGCCATCTGCCCATATTGGATGCGCGCAGGGAGGTAGTTGTCGGGCTTGATCTCGTAATCCAGTTCGACGCCGCGGCGTGGCCAGGACAGGGCCTGCTCGCTATTGGACTTCCGCCCTTTCCACGTCATGCCATCCATCGCCAAGGCGGTCCGGCGCAACAGCGCTTCTTGCGCCGGCACTTCCGCGGGAATAGCCACGCCAAACTTCACTGCGTATAGGACCAGGTCCTCGGCGGATGCGTAGCTTTCGGCGTCTGGCTTGCCGGTGCCATCCTCAATGATCAGAGTCATGAATCAGCTCGCTGTATGGGTTGGAATCGGGGCCGGATTTCCTGGCACCCGACTTATTACGCCTTTGTCAGATCAGCAACGGCCTTTTCCAGCGATTCTACCGAAGCATTCGCCCGATATTGCACGTTGGCGGCGTCGAGTTGCGCTTTGAGGGCTGCGATCTTCTCGGCATTGTCGCCAGACTGATCCGTTGCCGCCTTGAGTCGTGCAATTTCAGCGCGGAGCGATTCGGCCTCGCCCGCCAGAGTATCGCGTTCACCCTCGATGGTGACGACGCCTTCGTGGATGGCTTTCAGCGCATCGAACAAGCGGATCGGTAGTTCGCCAGCACCCGGATGTTCCAGCTCCGACAGGCCTTCGGCGGCGTTGATCAGCAACACGATGCCGTCACGCTCCGCACTCAGCTTGTCGATCAGCTCCTGCAACGCAGCCGCATGACCGTCTTGGCTGTCGATTAGCATTACCGACGCCGACTCAACCTGTCGAACCGTCACCTCCGGAATATCGTCAGCCTCATCCTCGCGGCTTCCGGTGGCGTTCGCGTCGACAATGCGCAGACCGTTTTCCTTGGCCAGCGCCTTCACATCTTCCTGGTACTGGTGGAATGGGCCGGGCAAGTACCAGATGTTTTTGTTGCTCATGATCATTACCTCGTTGAGCCGGACACGTCGCCCGGCTCAGCATTCAGGAGTTACTTGGAAGCGTCACCGATCAGAGCCACACCGGCGGTGTGCTTGATGCTGGTGGCAGTCTTGTCCCAGTTGGTACCGGTAGCCAGTTCGGCGTCGGTTGGCGACTTGCCACCGGTGGTGGTGTCCCAGGTGTAACCCTTCAAGCCCAGGCCGAAGGTGTAATCGGTCTGGAGCGTGGTTTCGATACGCTCCTTGCCGTTGGTGGTCTGAACGTTGCTGATAATGTCGCGACCGTCGTGCACCAGCGCCGCGCCTTGCACCAAGGACAGGATGATCTCCTTGTTTGGGGTGCCGGCCTGCATCAGCGCCGGCGCGTCTGTCACAACCGAGATCTTGCCAAGGATGTCCACCACGCGAACGTTGCCCGCCTGGAACAGCTGCTGCTGGTTCGCCAGGTTCTGGCCGACCAACTTGTGGTAGCTGGTGCCCTGCATAACCTGGGTGACCAGGTTCTGGCTTGCGTCGCCGAACTTCGCATGGGCGTTGTTCAGGCCGGCGTAGGTGATGCCTGCGGTAGCAGACACGTCGTTGACTGCGGCAGCCTGGGCGGTGATTGCGGCAACCAATGCAGCGATTGCGGTGTTCAGCTGATCCTTCAGCAGGATTTCAGCAAACGCGCGGCTCGCGACCTCGATGCCTTGCGCGGTCGGGCGCTCCAGCCAGGTCATCTGCGATGGCTCGTAGCGGATCGGACCGAAGCCGCCGGCTACCTTCACCGAAGTGTTCTTCAGCTCGGTCAGGTCGGTCGCTGCGACAGTAGCGTTTGCGCTGTAGCGATCCACACGGCGCTGGGCAGCGGCCAGGGTCTGGAAGAACGACTCTTGAAGGAAGTCGCCAGTGAAGCCATCCGGGGACAGCACGATTGCACCGCGGCTTGCGGCGTTGAAAGCTGCGAGATACTGATCCAGCGTCTCGAGAGTCGCCGGCATGATGTATTCGTTGAAAACCTGCATTTGCGACAGGGACATGAGTTATTCCTTACGATTGAGGGAGATCCGGGAACCGGCTCGCGATTGCGGCCGTGCGTTCCTCTTTGGTGCCGCCGATTTTTCCTTTTGCGGCCCCGCCGCCACCTCCAGCACCAGCAGCCCCGCCGCCCGATGCCTTGCTGCCCGCGATCAACGGCGCGAACGCCGTGTCGTTTGCGAATTCTGCTTTCAGCTCATCCAGCGTTGCCGCCGAGAGCTTGCCCTGCGGATCGAGGACGACCACAACAGGCTTCCCGTCGCGCTGCTCGACGCCAAGGCGGCGCTCGATGTGCGGCAACAGGGCTTTGGCGCTGCCCGGGATTGCCAGGGCGGACGCGATATCGGTAGCGGTACGGCCAACGGTCAGATCCCGGATCTGTCCACTCAGCGCCGCGCGCTCCTGCTCCAACGTGCCGTGCAGCTCAGCTTCGCGGCGGTTGTATTTTTCGGACCAGGACTTTTCGAGCTCTTCGACGTTGCCGGACTTGCGAGCGGCTTCTTCGCGCTCCAGGCGAGCAGCTTCTTCCGCCTCGCGCGCCTTCTTCTCGGCCAACTTCTTCTCGCCGAGCAGCTCATCAACTTTGGCCTTCAGGCCGGATACATCTTCTTGTTGCGGCAGACCTTCAATGCCGAGTACGAACTTGCCGTCCTTTTCGGTGTAAAGAGCGCGCACGGTTTCGTCGACACCGTCGAGGCTGTCCAGTTGGAATTTCAGCATTTGTTATCTCCCAGAGACGTTGGTGCAGGCCCTGCCTGCGATTGGAGGTGCTTTACTACGGTTAGGTGATATTGATTCTCTACTGATTGGGTGTAGCGCAATGACAGACAAAACGAGTGAATCAACCAAGACCGGCCTGAAAGCGATTTGGTTTACGCTAATTGGCGTTGTAATCACTGCAGGTATTAGTTGGTCCTCCACCTACCAAGCAGCATCTGTTGACTCCCGTAAGTCTTGCCTCGCACGGCTCGATGCGAAGGAGTCAATTATCCGGGGCAAGGCCGAGACCTTTTTTGCGTCTATAGGAAACTTAACGGCATTGGCGTCGCACCGAGCGCGAGATAATCAAGAATATGACAGACGGATTGATGCAGTCGTAGTAGCTGCGTTCTCTCTCAGCCCATACCTTGATCGTAAAACATACGAAACACCCAAACTTATAGCCCAAAGAGTTGCGGAGATGTTTTATTCAAACAAATCAGAAAAGGATATAAAAAAGGATGAGCAGAACAGCAAAGTGATTTTGGAGCTTCTAAATAAATGGACCGACGAATATAACGCTCTGATGGACGCATTTGAGTCCGCCAAAGAAGGATGCTAATTAATCCCAGCCCTCTCGAAAGCCAGTGGCTCTAGCGCCTTCATCTGCACAAGAGTCAGCGGGACAAAGTTGCGATCAAGCTGCAGCTCGGCAAAGCGCTCAATACTCAGTCCGCCTTCACGGAACAGCTTCGCGCGGACCGGGCCGATGGCCTTGTCCTGAAACGCCGCCGGCTGCTGCTTCAACCAGTCGTAATAGCTGAGGTCTGCCCTTACCTGCTGCGCGCCGCTGTCACCGATGGATGCCCGGGTGGCGTCCTTGGCGAACAGGGCACTGAAGCGGGTCACAGCAACAACCGTCGAGCGACAGTTGATGTGGATCGGAGGTCGAGGCCCCTCGGTCAGCTTGAATCGACGCTTGTCGAGCGTCCGGCACTGGCTGGTCGTCTTCGTGTCCAGGGTGCTGACCCACTCCACCGATTGCACGACATCGGAGTTCTCTTTCAGCGTCTCCATGCGCGCCTGGGTGGCGACGTGCTGCACCGCCGTCCGCACGATCGCACCAGCGTTCCGACTGGTCGTGGCCAGAATGCCGTCGTTGTACTGGAGTGCTTTGGTCCCGCGGATGCTCTTGATGATCTGGAAGTTGGTCTTGCCTTCGAAGAAGCCTTGCCGGATTGCGCCTGTGAGGCGTTGTCGTTCGGTGGCGGTGAAGCCATCAATGAAGGTCTTGAGCAGCTTGCCGCCGTCGGCACCGCGCACGCTGAGCGGATTGGTAAGGATGGCAGCACGAATTGCAGCAGCACCTGGTACCGCGGCGTCGAACGAAACACCCACCGGCGCCGCTCGGGTCAAACTGGTCGCCTCAAACTCGGCCTCGTAGTTGGCGATATCCACCAGGTCGAGGTTCAGCTTCTCGATGTACCGATTGAAGATGCCCAGCAGCAGGCTGTCGACTTCGCTCAGCAACCGTTCCAGGCGAGCGACGGTGTAATCCGTAAGGTCTGCCCGGGTCAGCCGCTCCCGTATCGAGCGGTCGATTTCTTTGAGGAAAGGCCCGAACTTCTCGACCTCTCCCGACTTCAGTTGCTCGAGGAAGACGGCGTGCCGAATTGTGGCATTAAGGATCGCTTGGTTTGCCGCCATTCGGGGTTACCTCATCGTCATCCAGGTCGGGGCCGGGATTCTCGGTTTCCAGTTCATCGCGGATCTGGTCGTCGGTCTTTTCTGGATCGATAACCCCGCGATCGCGCAGGTACTGCCAGAAGTCGCCCGCTGGCAGCTTGCCGCCCTGCACTGCATTGAACAGTGCGGAAAGGATCGTCGCGTCCAAGGTGATCTGGCTGAAGTCCTGATTGAGTTTGTAGAGGGTTTCGCCCGTGGCATTCACGAACTCGGTCATCCAAATCAGGCACTGGCTGTAGGCCTCGCTGACATTGCTCACCACCAACGACAAGACGCTGTGTTCGGCTGCGCTGTCGTTGTCAGCCTGGGTCGCGGTTTTCACCGCGCTGCCCCGTTCGATCAGCCGGGCGCCGAGCGAAACCATGTCCTCTTTCTTGGAGTCCATGGCCTCTTTGGCCACAGTGTTCGGCTGAGCCTGCCATACGCCACATGTGCCGCTGACCGGCAGAAGCCAAGGTGCACGGGAGCCAAGAAAAATGCCGTTCTTCTCCATGTGGTCACGCCACTGCTCATCGAGCCCTGCCATCCACGGCTGAGGCTGGCCCACTAGGTAAGCCGCCTCTTCGTAGTCCGCGCTGTTGCGGTAGTGACCCACATTGACTTCCGCCATGTCGTACAGCGGCGAATCGTCGATTGTTGTGTCGTTGTTCTCGCTGCCTAAGAACTGGAACGGGATGATCCGCCATGGCTGGCCCAGGCCATTCAGGGGCGCGAATGGGGCGACCGTCATTTCCGTCTTGCTGCTGCCCTCTTCCCAAACCTCCTGGGTGTAGATGCCAGCCGAGAGCCGCAACACCCTGTATTGCACAACCCGCTCACTGCCAAAGCCGTCGTCTGTATCGACATCAACCGTTTCGCGCAGTACGACAAGGCACAGCAGGTGCTGGCCGCCGACCTGACGTGTCTTCCAGTTAATGATGGCTTCGGCCGGGTAGCTGGCGACGTTCGCCCGAGCCCGGCCCGCTTGTTCGTCCGCCTTGCTCACGGTGCCAGCCTGGACAGCCGCGTAATCCACCAGTAGCCCGTGGCGGCCAACTTCGAGCAGATGCCCAATGACAGACTGCGATTGCTGGTAGATGCTCACACCCTGCCCGTCGATGTCCTTTGACACGTAATCGAGAGCGCCTGGAACAGTAAGCGTTGGCCAGGTGCGGAACACCGCGCCGACGAGACTGTGTTTCGTCCGGCCTGTAGCGTTGTAGAACACAGCGCGCTTCTTGTAGGCGTCGTAGCGGTCCCGATTGTCCTGGCTAGTGTCGGATGCGTTCGGCCGCGGCAGATATCGGTCACCAGCAGCTTTGATGGTTTCCGATCCTTTGCAGACGTCGCGCACCAATCGCCAGCGGTACTGCGCCGCGTCGTACTCGGGACGGGTAAAAGTGACGTCCGTCATCGGGCGACTCCCATTTTCATTGAGGTGACAGGCTTCACGATCGGGTACTCGCGGTGGATGAAGTAACCGCCGCCGTCGTTGGCGTGGTCATTGCCCTGGCTCTTGTCCGGCTCGCCGTTGGGCGCCCAGATCTGCTGCTCGAGGCCGTCTGCGTAAGCCGGGCAGGTGAATGGATTGACCAGGTAACGCCGCTCTCCTTGCGCGTTGCAAAACATGGCATTCATAGCGTTGATCCGGTCTTTCACTGGTGGGTTAGCCGCCGGCGCGATGACTGCGAAGCCGGCCTGTTTGAGCATTGCCAGGTCCGTGACGCTCGCGTTGACCGACTTGCGTGAGTCGCCCGATGCGTCCGGGTAAATCCGGATCTCGCAGGTTTTCTCGAAGTCGTTGCCGTTGTGCCGCCAGTAGCGCTCCTTGATGCGGCGAATCATGTCCGGCGTGTCGTAGCCATCCATCAACTCATCCACGGCACGCGGCAGACCCTGGTCGCGTTTGACGTGGGTGATCGCCGCCATCTTGCCGACGTTGAAGTCCATGCCTATGAAGAGCGGCTCGCCTGGCTGCACAGTGTCGAAGCACTGGTTCAGCTTGCGGTCGTATGCGTGATAGATCGAACCGGAGGTCAGATTGACGAACTGGCCATTGAGGTAAGCGCGGATCAGTTGTTCGGGGTACGACTCCATCAGCGATGCGATGTAGTCGTCCGGCAGGTTCAGTTCGTTGTCGAAGGTGCTGGCCTGAATCAGGCCGTACATTTCATTCAGCGCCGGCTTGTCACGCAGCTGCTTTACGAACTGGAGGAAGACAAACTTGAAGCCTTCCGGCGTCGTGGTCACATCCACACCGTTCTTCAGCTTGGGCAGGTTGTAACGCATCCGGGCGATGATCTTGCGCCAAGCCTGCTGAGCCTTCAGCGACGTCAGCACGTCCAGCTCATCCACCAAAGCGTGACCAATCTTGAAACCGACGATCGTCTGAGGCTTCTCCATCGAGCGACAGATCACAGTGCCGCGATACTGCCGGCCGCTGTATATGTGAACCTCATGGTTCGCCTGGTTGATCTTGGTCTTCAGCCCCCAGTCGTAAGCCACCTCTTCCATCGTCGGATAGAAGATGTCGCGAATCTGCGGGTAGGTCGGCGCGAAGTAACCAGCGTTAACGCCGGGCCACTCCATGAAATGCTTGCTTAGTGCCGAGCATCCGACCCAGGTCTTTCCTGAGCCGAAGCCAGCAACAAATGCGCGAAACTTGTGGGGCAACAGAAGGAACTGCGACTGCGGAACGTTAAGGCTCGGCATTCGGCTTCCTCGCATCCACCACATCCACCTGGATCCGGGTCGGGATCGCCGGCTCGTCGTCGGGCTCGTCCTTCCGGTTGCGGTTGACGTAGATGTCGCCGACCTCCTTCGCTGCCTGCTCCAGAATCTGCATAGCCAGGCCAATGTTCTTCATCGTCTCGGCACGCTCGACAAACCGGCCAAGTGCTCGGAGCCTGAACGCACGGTTGGCGATTGGAATCTCGGCTGTCTCTTCACGAAAGCGCTTGCGGGTGTCATGGAACAGGGTCACCCACTTTGCAGCCAGGTTCACGCCAGCTCGCTTTGTGGGGTCATGCTGTTCCACCTGTTGCCGTGTCACATCAATATCGAATTCTTGCTTCACCGCTTGCGAGACTTGGGTCGGAGTGTCGAAGCACGCCAAAGCCTGAACGATGAAGGCTTTCACATCGTTTTTCAGGGCTGCCATAGATTGGATTCCGTCTCATACCTGTCTCACATCAGGCCGTCTTGAGCAGACAGGTTCCGCAGGCCCTCGATATGTTCAATTTTCCCACCTCGGCAGGCTTGTTCGCAGCGTCTACCAACGCCTGTACATCAGGGCTCGCACCGTAGCGTCGTACGACACCGACAAACTCTTCAACGTCGTGTCCGCGCATCTCAAGCTTGGGCAATCCTTCCTGGGTGAACTTGGGTGCGCCGTACTGATCGGTCGCTTGAGCGATGTGATACAGCTCATGCTCGACCAGCGCGCAGAAGTCAGCGTCAGAGCATTGG